AATATTATAACGGATGGCCGACACGTGTTGCAAGATCCTGGATAGGAGGTTTTAGTATATATTTTCCCCCAGTTCCCCCAATTCTCTAGAGTTTTATGAGAGCTCTGAATTGGGGGAACACTCATATTTACCAAAATGCCACGAAAGGGTTCTTTCTCAATAAAAGCCAAAAATTATTTCATCACATATCCTCACTGTGATTTACCAAAAGAAGCAGCATTGGAACAACTCAAGAATCTACATACTCCGGTGAATAAAAAATACATCAAGATCTGTAGAGAACTCCATGAAAATGGGGAACCACATCTGCACGTGCTTATCCAGTTTGAGGGGAAATACAACTGCACGAATCACAGACAGTTCGACTTGGTATCCCCAGTCAGGTCAGCACATTTCCATCCGAACATTCAGGGAGCTAAATCCAGCTCCGACGTCAAGTCCTACATCAGCAAGGATGGAGATACAATTGACTGGGGAGAATTCCAGATCGACGGCAGAACTGCTAGAGGAGGTCAACATACAGCTAATGATGCTGCAGCAGAGGCATTGAATGCATCGTCAAAAGAGGATGCAATGAGGATTATAAAAGAGAAGCTCCCTAAAGAGTTTCTTTTTCAATTTCACAATTTGTCCAGTAATCTGGATAAAATATTTGCTAAGGCTCCGGAACCATGGGTTCCTCCATTTCAACTATCATCATTCACTCATGTTCCAGAAGATATGCAAGAGTGGGCTGATGATTATTTTGGGAGGGGTTCCGCTGCGCGGCCGGAAAGACCTATTAGTATCATCGTTGAAGGTGATTCTAGAACCGGCAAGACAATGTGGGCCCGTTCTTTGGGCTCACATAATTATTTAAGTGGACACCTGGATTTCAATTCTAGGGTTTATTCAAACGAAGTGGAATATAACGTCATTGATGACGTCAGTCCACAATATTTAAAGTTAAAGCACTGGAAAGAATTGATTGGGGCCCAAAGAGACTGGCAATCAAATTGCAAATACGGAAAGCCAGTTCAAATTAAAGGTGGTATACCATCAATCGTGCTTTGCAATCCAGGAGAGGGGTCTAGCTATAAAGATTTCCTAGACAAAGAGGAAAATTCAGCTTTAAAAGCGTGGACACTTCATAATGCAAAATTCATCTTCCTCAACTCCCCCCTCTATCAAACCACAACACAGGATAGCTAAGAAGAGAGCAATTCGTCGAAAACGAATTGATTTCAATTGTGGCTGTTCTATATACCAACACATCGACTGCATCAACTATGGATTCACGCACAGAGGAGAGCATCACTGCACGTCAGGCAGAGAGTTCCGTTTTTATCTGGAAGGTTCCAAATCCCCTATTTTTCATGATACACAAAGTAGAAGACCCACCATACACAACAACCAGAATATACTCCATCCAAATTCGGTTCAACCACAACCTGAGGAAGGAACTGAATCTACACAAAGCCTACTTCAATTTCCAAATCTGGACGACTTCGATTCGAGCTTCTGGGATGGATTATTTAAATAGATTTAAACATTTAGTTATGTTGTATTTAAATCAATTAGGTGTTATTGGAATTAATAATGTAATAAGAGCTGTTCGTTTTGCAACACTCAAATCATATGTAAACCATGTACTTGAAAATCATGAAATACAATTCAAACTTTATTAATTCGTAATCGAATCATAAAAATAGATCCGAATTTTCAATGTAGCATACACAGGATTAGAGGCATGTGTACATGCCATATACAATAACAGAGCATTCTCTGTGTGATTCTCGTACTTAGCAGCTTCTTGATGGTTGTACACAACATGAGTATTGACCTTCCAGAAACGCTTCACAAGTGACTGTTCATTGGCAGCATATTGTCCTCCTGTAACCTTGGTTGAAAACTTGTGCATCACCTGAAAACGATCACGTAGATCGTTCTTCACAGTAGCAGTACTAGGCTCATTGTCAAACATATTAAACACCTGACCAAAATCCATAGGCGTACCATATGGTCTCCTATCCCTAACTAACCAGAACATCACACTATTCGTGTGGTTCCTCAGTTTGATGGTATCATCCATCCAAACCTTACCTAAAATATACACAGACTTGACACAGAAACGTTTACCAACACGATGAGTAATACCATTACCACGTGTGACGTCAGATATACAAATAACCTTCCCAACATGAGACACATCATGGCGAGATTCATATGATTGAACCTTACAAGGTCCTTCACATCCTCTGGGAACATCAGGGGTTCTCAACGTCCTGTAAATCCTGGGCTTCCTATACATGGGCCTGTTGACCCATGCATATGCCTTATCAGATTTGGGACCCATACCTCCACGAGGCGAAAAATTGAGGGAGCGTCTAACCTTAGAGGCCCCAGCAATTGAGCGCCATGGGGCATCCCGCTTAAGCATTTTGAATTAAAGACAATAGATATTGTTTTAAATCATTACTCTTTATAGAACAACGGTAAAACTTGGACACCAAGTTGTTGATAAATAAGCTTTAAATGGGCCCGCTGATTGGCTGGATTTAAATTAAGTGGTCCAACATAAATTAAATTAGTGGTCCCAAAAGCATGTGTGAGAGCGGGGCGGGTATGAGGTGGGACCGGGTGATAAAAACGGGCGGCCATCCGGT